TATTCTGATTATCAAAACCAAGAATTTCCAATCCCAGCTACTACCAAAAAATTTATCGCAGCTTACTGGAGGGACATGTTTGCTAGTGGCGGAAAGATTTGGTATAAACAAGAAAGTGATAGATTTATTATTGAATATAGCGAAGTGACTGCGCTGAATGGATCACAGCCACAAACATATCAAATAAGTTTATATTTTAGTTCTGGATTAATTGATATAAGATATAAAACCATCACCGCTTCTGGGGTTTTTAATCCAAATCCAAATATAGGAATCCAATGGGCCAGTAATAGATATATAAATTATGGATTAAATAATTTAGATTCTACTAAATCTTTAAAATTCACAAGGATATTGGCAGATACAGCAACAAATGCTAATTTTGTTTATAGGACCAAAATAAATCCAGACGCAACAAGAACTTTCTCTATTCATTTGAAAAGATATGTTGGCGTTGGAAATATTAAATATACTCTAAATAGCGGAATTAATTGGGCAACTATTATTCCTGCGTTAGATAGTGAATGGACGAGGTATACATTTCCATCGAATGTCGCAAGTCAACAAGTAGGTATACAAGTAGAAACTTCTGGTGACGCTATATATGTATATGGTGGACAATTAGAACCTTTGTCTTATTCTACTGATTATATTCCAACATCAGGCGTTGTTGGAATTAGAGATTCATATTCATTTAATGTTCCAACAGATATTGTTTCCCCATCTATTGATTTAACAACTGGATTTGCGAATACAATGATTAATGGAAACACTTGTTCAATTTCCTCGACAACGGGATTTGTTAGTAATATTCAAAATTCTATTAGATATTCCGTTAATTGCGGAAGATCACCCATTTACAATTTGGGCCAAACAAATGCTAGCAATTTTATATTAGATACAGTAGAAAAACAAATGGATATCTCTTCTACCGATTTAACATCGTTTATAAATTTTTCTGGATCAAAACTCCCATCAGATTTAAACTTAATATTAAAAAATGCCCAAAATACTATTGGGGCGACAATTGCAATGAAATCAGGGGCAAATATCTTCTCGCAACAGACAAATATTCAAGAAAATGAAACTTTAACAACTCAAGTTTCAATTAAAGAAATTGTTGTTTAATATTTCAATATGTAAGTGTAATTATTATAACATGGCCATTAAAAAAGCTGCGAAAGTGAAAAGGAAAGAGATCGATGTTGCTGACATTAAAACATTATTAAATCAGCCAATAAAATTCAAATCTAAAAAATTCAAATTTACTGAAAAACAAAAAGATCTACTGGAGATAATTTTAAACCCCGAAAATAAAATCATATTTATTTCAGGACCAGCTGGAACCTCAAAAACATATCTATCTCTTTATGGGGCATTGCAATTAATGCAACAGCACAAAGAAAAAGATCTTATTTATATAAGAAGTATTGCCGAAAGTGCCGATAAAGGGCTTGGTTCACTGCCTGGAGATATATCGGAGAAGTTCGATCCGTTCTTAATGCCGCTTTATGACAAACTTGAAGAAATTATTCATGCTGGAGATGTGGCATTCCTAAAAAATGAGGGAAAAATAGCCGCAGCGCCAATTAACTTCTTAAGAGGGGCAAGTTGGAGAGATAAATTGATTGTTGCTGATGAAGCTCAGAATTTTACATTCAAAGAATTAACCACTTTGATTACCCGTATTGGGGAAGATACTAAAATTATTATTTGCGGAGACTTTATGCAAAGCGACATCCATCACAAAGGCGGATTTAGTCAAATGTTTAATATTTTTAATGATCAGCAGTCTACAGAAAATGGAATATGCTCATTTTCTTTTGACGAATCAGATATTGTTAGGAGTCAAATATTAAAATTCATTATTCGAAAGCTAGAACAACAATAATTGTGTAATTATATGTGACACTAAAACATCTTACGCTCAAGCTGCGAAAAGCTCAATTTAAAAGATTTTTTTTGTTATCATTATTGAAAAAGTATGGTTTACTATATATACTTAATGTATATATATGAATCATATTTTTTGCTCTAGTTGTGGCAATAAGTTACAGTATAATCTAGCTAAACCAAATTTTTGTACAAAATGTGGTAATAGTTTAGGGTCTATTGCTATTGCGAAAAAGATATTGCCATCTCAATCGTTTGAAAATCTAGATCAAGAAGATGATGATCTTGATGAAGATGAGACGAGCGTGGCCAGTGTGCCAAATATCAGAAAGCTCGATGTAGATATTGAATCTGATGGCGGAAACCACTCCTTCAACTTTGGCAGCTTGTTTGGCCAAAATACCCAGAACTCCTTCAAACCAACTCGCAGAAGATCTGTAGATGATTTTATTGATGAAAAAAAATAATCATCAAACCTTTGAAGACAATTCAGACATAATTGAAGCAGCAATCAATAAACAAAAAAATAAATGGCAACTTAACGCTATCAATTGGTTTGATTTTGAAGATGTATCACAAATTATTAAAATTCATATCCATAAAAAATGGCATATGTGGGATCAAGAACGCCCTCTTGAACCTTGGATTGGTCGCATCATATCGAATCAAATTAGAAATTTGGTCAGAAACCATTATGGTAATTATGTTCGTCCTTGTGTAAATTGTCAATTTAATACAGGAGAAAATACTTGTTCTGCGACAAATAGCGGCATTCAAGATAATCAATGCAAATTATATGATAAATGGTCTGCTTTCAAAAAAACAGGTTTAGATTTAAAAATAACATTATCAACGGAGAACCATGTAAATGAAATTAGTTCGAAAATAGATAACAGCTTTTCTTATGATCTTTCTGTTAATAAATTAAATGATCATATGAAGTCCCAATTAAGCGAAACACATTATCGGGCTTATTATATGATGTTTTTTGAAAATTGCACAGAAGAGGATGTCGCATCTTATATGGGTTATAAAACTAATGAAAAAAAGAGAAAAGCAGGATATAGACAAGTAAAAAATCTTAAGTCCATCTTTCAAAAAAAGGCAGAAGACATCATAAAAAACTTTGACATTATTGTAAATGAAACTTACTGAAGAAAATAAAGAATTTTTATTGGAAAATTGCAAAAAAATTAGCTCTTTGATCGAATTAACACAAAAGTGCTTTAATGACGATAAGTTAGACGGTAGATGCAAAGAGGGAAGACTTGTTAGGAAATTTTTAATTGATAATGAGATAAGCTTTGATACTACCAAAAAAGAAAAGAAAGAAGGAATCTTCTTTTCGAAAGAAGAAAAAGAATTTATTGTTGATCAAGCTAAGTCTGGCTCATCTTCGTTAAAAATTGCTGAATTAATTTTTCCAGATAGGGAAATTAAATCACTGAGTATCGAGCAGAGATCTGTTTTAGATGTTTTGCGAGAAATTAATCCAGATATAGTTCCATCACAAGATGTGGGATTATTAACAAGTTATATAGCTCCAAAATCAATATCTAGAATAGTCAAAAAGATTAATGATGCAACTGGCGGCGATCTTCAAGAAGATAAGCTTAATCGCCAATATAAAATTAGAGCTGAAAAGTTGGGCATTAATTTAAATAATTCAAGATTCGTAAGAATTATGAATAATTACCTATCAAGAGAAGATAGAGAATTGTTTGAACAAGAATTCATTCGTTTAACATGGGATAAGCCAGACATTACTGCTGATGAGATTAACTTATATCTTAATGTTTGTAAAGAAATTATTAATTTGGAAGTTGTAAGTAAACACTTAAATAAGCTTAATGAATTGTTTGATGAAGCTAATGATCAAAGCGACATGACTAATAGATTATCGGAGATTATTAAATCTAAAAGCGGAGAGTATCATCAGTGCGAAACTAGAATCGAAAATCTTACAAAGAAACTGCAAGGTGATCGCGCCGAAAGGATGAAAAGCAAAAACAAAGAAAATGCTTCAATTTTATCAATAGTTCAATTATTTCAAGAACAGGACGAACGCAATAATATGGTTCGTATTGCAGAAATGCAAAAAGAATTAGTCAGAGAAGAAGCTCACCGTTTAGAGGGAATGTCTGAATGGCGAGCAAGAGTTCTAGGGGTCCATCAAGATGATGTCATTTAATTGTAAAGAATGTGATGCATCATTTGATGCTCTAAAAAGCTTACACGCTCATATCAAGAAACACGATATGCTGCTGGGCGATTACTATGTCAAGCACTTTCAAAGAAAAAATAAATTGACTGGCGAGTTATTGCCATTTAAAAATTATGAAGAATATTTCGAAAAGGACTTTTCACAATCTCATCAATTAAAACAATGGTGTGATACCGCACCATTTGGCGCTGTAAAAAGCTACATAATAGATCTTCTTAAAAAAAGAATAAAGAGCAAAA